GAAGTGTCTGGCATTATTTAGTTTTGTGTTTTTTTAATAATTTAAGTGCTTCTTTTAAAGTAATTTTAGGATGTATTTTAATACCTAATTTTTTTTCAAGTTTGTTAACAAGTCCTGTTCCTGGTAAACTTTTAAGATCTCTCCAAGAAGTTCCTGAAGCTAATTCAATTCTTTCAGGTTCTACTTTTTCTCCTGTAATTCTTTCAAATACTGGATGTGCATTAGTATATTTTTTATTATTAACTGGTCTAATCATACTTTATACTTTAAAGATTCTTCCAGTTTTTTAAATGTTAATCCTGGATCTACTTCA